CTACCAACAAGCGCTTCGTAATCTGGGAATAGACTATCGCGTTTACAATAAGTTTGGAACTGATTCGGTTTCGTATCGGCATGCCCCGCCACCGCTAGTGGTTCGTTCGGGGCTGATTGGCAGTCGTTCGTCCACTAAGGTTATCCCAGACTTCGTGTTCGATTTGTCCAGGGAGCAAACAGCTCTATTTCTAAACAGATTATGGAGCACAGATGGAAGCGTAAAACATAACAGGCCATCAATATACGATTTGGTTTATGCGTCAATGTCTAAGCTCATGGTGCAGCAAGTCCAGGCCCTGCTATGGAAATTCGGAATCCCGTCTCGCATTAGGGAGAATTGGCCCAATATCTACAAGCGGCGTGGAGAGCATAGGGTGGCTTATTTGCTTAGGATCGAAACGATAGAGGGTGTGCACCGCTTTTTGTCGGAGATAGGCGCGATAGGTAAAAGCGAGGGAATATTGCTTCCCGATCTTACGGTCAGGCACATCAACAACCGCCACACCATCCCCGCTGAAGTCGGCGTAATCATGGGGCAAATATACGACATTGCCCCATTTAGCGATCGAGACATGCGCAAATGTGCATTACATAAAATAGTTACCAAGCCAATTACGCCACGCAAACTCATGCGCTATGTGGATTATTTCCGGAGAGGCCTTGACCATCCGCTTATCGATAAACTAGAGCGCATTGCCAAGGCTGATGTCGCCTGGGACTCTATTGTGTCCATAGAGGATCTTGGCAAACTAGACTGTGTGGACTTTACGGTGTCGCCGCATAACAATTTCATCACCGGCGGGATCGTGACACACAACTCCACCATGTTAGCTGCCATGGCGATGGGCTGGATGACGGCGTTCCCCAATTTCAACGTTTTATACGGCTGCCCTGATTTGAAAAAGGTACGTCAGTGGAGCCATGACAAGGTGCGCCCGTTTTTTAGCTCTCCGAAGATTACGCTAGTCACGGGTGGCGCGCCGATACAGTCCAACGTCGAAGTGAAATCCCTGGCCAACGGTTCAACCCTATATATCCGCAATAGCGACCCCGATGGAGACAATTTCCGCGGAGTGTCCGTGGGGGCTGTATTGGCAGACGAGGTGCAAGACATGGTCGGCAAGGCCATTATCGTTGCAGAAGAGGCCCTGTCGCACTCTCCATGGCCGATTAAATTCAAGCGCTATTCGGGGACGCCTAAGAGCCTGGACAATACGATCGAAGCCTTATGGCGGCGTTCTACGCAGACGGAATGGCTCGTGCGATGCCCGCATTGCAGCAAGAGTGACTCGTGCTACAACAACCTGGGGATTGACAACATATCCCCGGCGGGGTTGATATGCTCGCGGTGCAAAAACCCCATTGACGCACGCACCGGGCGTTGGGTGCATAGTTATCCTCAGCGGTACTTAAAGGGGTTTAGGATTTCGCAGATCATGGTGCCGTGGACGGATTTTGCAGAGGTATATTACAACAAGCTAGCCACATACTCCACGGCGCTATTCATGAATGAAGTGCTGGGTATAAGCTACGAGTCTGGCGCTAAATATCTGACGATGGATGAAGTACAACAAGTCTGCGCCGAATCTGGCGAGTATGACATGACGCTCGAGTTGGATAAGGAGGCTAAATCCCACCGCAGGGTGGCTGGAGTTGACTGGGGTGTCAGCGCCGAGGGCGGGGCCACCACGGTAGTAACCATTGCGGTATGCATCCGCCCGGATAAGATCAAGATCATCTATTGCCGGCGCCTCCCTCCAGCTATGCCCCTAGACGAGCAGACAGAGGCCGTGCAGGACATATTGGCTAAATACAAAGTCGACTACGTGTGTGCCGATAAAGGCGCCGCAGGGGACCGCAACTTGCATCTAGCTCACGTAGTGGGCGCGTCGAATATTCTTCAGGTGCATTTCACCGGCAGCGGGACGTTGACTAAGAAGTTCTTCGAGGACATAGCTCAGCTTAACCTAAATCGCGTGATGGCCCTATCGGACTTCCGCACGGAGTTTACACGCAGGCGGCATTTCCTGCTGCCTAAGTGGGAGGTGTGGGAGCCGTTTGCGCAGGATATGCTTACGCAGATTGTGGAGACGGACAGCGGGGGCAATCTCTTATACAACCACCCCGCGGGGACGTTGGATGACGTTTTGATGTCCTTGGTCTATGTAAATGTTGCACGTAAGATGGTTTATGGCATGCCGTTAATCAGCACGATTCCCAATAGCACATTCCTGCAAGCTAAGATCGCGCGTGATTAGCAATCTTTGACGCACATTCTATACTAGGGTTGTAATGTGGAGGTGCGTGCATGGAAATGACGCGTGAGTATCTGACGCGGAGCGCTCATGAAGTGCGCGATGCGTTTTTAAAGACGCAAGAAGACCCCACGGCGTCGGTGGTAAATATTGCGCGGTCAGATGACCTTAATGGCGAGCAAGTACGTAGATTGTGTGAAGCTGCTAACGTGGCCATTAAGCGCTATTTGACTTTTGAGCTAAAGGATCCGCAGGCGACGTTCCCCGTCGTAGACTGGAGAAACGTAATGGAGCAGTTGGGTTTGCCCCAGACATCGTTTGGATACGTAGATCCAGACGACGATTCGGCCATGAAAGCGGCGGGCATAGACGTGGTGGGGGATGTCCTCAAGGCGGCATATGAGGGCAACGTCATACAAAAGCACGCCTCGCATCGCGCTGCTACGGCTACGCGTGAAGAGCGCCTCAAGCGTCTTGGAATGCTAAAAGAGGCTAGAGAGCAGTTGCGGAAAAAGGAATGCGAGCTGGGGGAGGCTGCTGATAAGGCGGTGCGCTCCATCTGGACGCAGCTGCGTGATGATGCCATCAAGACGGGAAGCATCAACGAGGCGTACACCATAGCCCTCGACAGGGTGGGTTTGCCCTACAAGCTATCCCCGGCGGTGGATGACCTTTTCAGCCGTATGCATAAATCGATCTCGAGTAATGTGACTTCAAAGCTAGCAGCTCTTGATGTAACTCCCGTAATCGGGGCCATTAATCCCGATTGGAAGCTGCTAGGCGATCTTACTACATACATCGCGAGCAACAAAGCGCGGACCAAGGTGGCAGAGATGATTACCTCTGCCGACGCTAAGATAGACGAAACCCTCAGCGAGCTGTTTGGGAACTAGGTATGGGCAAGCTTTCGGGCATGTTGAAACAAGCCGCGTCGCAGGTGGAATACACGGGCGGAATCGGTTGGGGGCCATACATTGACCCCTGGAGTCGTCCTGGTTTTGGAGAGCTGATGGGCTCCACCCTGGGCGGCCAGCTTGCCTTTATGGGCGCTAACAGGCTATTCGGAAGGGTGCCTGGGGCAAACTGGCTTACCAACCCAGTCATCGGTGGGCTTTCGACTTACTTCAACCGTACCGGAAAGATTCCCTTTACCAATCTCAAGCTATTTAGGGGCGAGATTGACAGGCTTGCTAGCGACGCCTATAGCCAGGGTTACGACGCCGGCTGGGCATCGCCTCTAGCGGCTCGCTTTGCAAGGAGAAGGCTGAATGGATAAGACTGCTGCTGTAGATAGCGCCCTGGCGCGTCAGATTTTAACCGGCGTGGCCATTTCTCTAGCATCGAGCTTAGCCGCTTACGGGGCATACGAGGGCATCCGCGGGCTCAGCAGCCAGATGCGCGATCGCGTTAACAAGGCCACGGCTTGGAATAAGCTGCGCTCGGAATATCCCGAGTTGGGTGGCGAGGGCGAAGAGGGCAACCGGCGTATATTTGATAGCATCTATCAAGTAGCCCCCTCTGTAGCGCGCACCCCGGGGATAGTGATTCCCCTCATTCGTCAGGCTAAGGAATATTCCACGGGCGGGCTTGATGCTAGCACGCTGAAGAGCCTAGCAGACATCCAGCAGTCTAACACAGATACTAGGTCACTGCCGCTGAGCGTCATGAAGCTCTTCACTCCCGGGCTTACCATGAAAGACCTGGCCAATATCGACACTCCAACGACCACGGCGATAACGGTGCCGTTCTGATATGGCTTCTCTCAAGCACACCGTATTTCAGGGATATGGCGCCGACGGCCCATATGTGCATATCCTGAAGACTGCAGGGGCACACTTTACCCCGCCTGAAGGCGTGAAGATGCAGCCCGACATGGTGCGCTTCATGGACTCCATCAAGATAGACACCGAGAAGAACTCCTACATGCTGATCAACGCCATGGGGGCTAGTGAGTTTTGGGGCGCCAATCTCAACGGAGATGCTTTCCTCGAAGAGGATCTTAAGCTATACCATAAGACCTTCGAGCAGGGGCATGTTTATACGGATCACGACAATAACGACCCGTCTAAAGCAATGGGGCGCATACTGTTTGCGACATACAACGACACCATGCACCGCGTTGAGTTGCTAGTGGCGCTAGACCGGTCAGACCCCAGGACGATTAAGTTGTTGCGCCAGATTGAAGACGGCATGATCCCGCGTGTCAGCATGGGCACGCGTGTTCTATACGACCAATGCTCCATCTGTGGTCATAAGGCCCCCACTCGGGAAGATTACTGCGAGCACGCCAAGCACTCGCTGGGCAAGCTCCTGCCTGACGGGAGGCGTGTCAGCGTGTTGAACCCCAATCCTCGTTTTTTTGAGATCTCGCTCCTATCGGGAGTGGAGGCAGATCCTTCTTCGAGTTGGATGGCCAAGGTGGCCTCCAAGCTGAGCCGCAAGTTGCGCGAGTATCAGTCTAAAGAGTCGGCTATTGACAAAGAGGTGGTTGATAGCACCTCCGCAGGGCAGAGTATTGACGACGTGATGTCTGGCAATCGCAAACTCATCGAGGTTGGTCGCAAGGCCGATGAGCGTCAGAGCGATATGCCATTTGACGATCTAGAGGACATGTGCCGCTGCTTTGATGATGACGAGATCCTGGGTACTGCGGCTGGAATGGGCATTAAAATCCGCCCGTCGGAGTTTTCGTACATTAAGATGCGCCCCGTTGTGGGTCCAGATCGTGCTCGCATTATAGTGCGTCATGTCAAAATGATACGCACGCCAACGCTGCTGGCTATCAAAAACGCATCACTCTCTCCGATGTCGCTGCGCTGGAGCGATGGGGTGGCCGATATGTTGGCCCCGCACATGAACAGCCGGTCGATGCTGCGCTCCTACGAGCAGCGTGGAGCGTTCCCGCTAGTTAAGCATGCAGATACGCGTGTATTACAGCCTAATCCCGATCTGGAGCAGGCTTATGCGCAATATATAGGCACGATACTAAAGGGGGCCATGCTTTTGAATAGAATGCCGGAATCGCTGGACCGCAAGGTCGGATTGATTCCAGAGCACACGCTAATGGAGATTGACAGTCGCGCCAAGCTGGCTTCTGCTGTGGCCAGCTATGACCTTATGGCGCTCAATGCTCTATATGGAGCTTACATCAAGGGTTAAGATATGCATTTCTTGACAGATTTGCGCATCGTGCTAAACTGTACGCATAAGACTATGACACGTGTCGTTGGGAGGTAATGATATGCCGCGTGTTGCGCCGCGAGACGCCAATGAGATCGACAGGCTCGTCATGGGGGCTCCCAAGACGAGTAGCGCTAGAGTGAGAGAGCTCTTGGACCTAGGCATGCAGCAAGAGGCATTGCAGCTGATTGATCACATGCCATACGAAGAGGTGCAGAAGCTGGCGGGCTTGCTGAAGGAGTCCGAGGAGACGGCTGCCCCTGATGTACCCGCCGAGAACGGCCCCGACAATCCAGCTAAGCCTTCCACCGAGGATGTTAGCGACACCACGGGCGACAAGGCTGGCAATCCGCCCGTTCCCACGGAGGGCGATCCCAAGTCCAATCTTGAGGGCTCTAAGGAAGCCAGGGTCAAAAGGGCTGAAGAGGGATGCAAGTCCGAGGGTGACGACGAGGCTCCTATCGACGAAAACGCCCCGGCCATCTCGGAGGATGGCACGCCAACGCCTGAAGCCGAGAAGGCTGCCCGTCTGGGTTATCTTAATGGTCTGAAGATAGCATCCAAGGCCATCCTGGTCAGGGCGGCCCAGTATAAGGCAATGACGAAGCAGGCGGCACAAAACCCGCAGGCTCAGCTCGAGCGTCTTCTCGACGCGCTACTGTAGGAGGAATCATGGGAACGGTTAGCGAGATGTCCGGGTTGGTTAAGGCCGCTAGCGCACTGACCGCTGGGGATGTTTACAAGGCCGCCACTGCACGCGCTGCCACTGATCTAATGCAGAAGGTCGCCATCGTCAAGCTGGCTGAGGATCCTGAGGTCGCCGAGGCCCTAGCCGAGGCTATGGGTGGAGTTGAGGACATGCCCGAAGAGGATGTCGCCCTAGAGGACGAGGGCGATCCCGAGCTCACCGACGCCTTGCTTGAGGCCTATGCGGCTCCCGATGAGGTTGATGACGAGGACCGCGAGGCGCTGCTTTCTACCGCCGAGGCTCTAGAGGATGAGGAGAAGGCCGCGGGGCTGGCTATGCCGACCACGCGTGACTATGTCTACGCAATTCTCAAGAGCGCTGGGGTGATAGAGTAGCATGTCGCTAAGCTGGGCTGAGATTGACGAGTTGCTGAAAAGCGCCAGCGTTGATGCGGCCCAGGTGAAGACATCTAACGCCGAGCTGATAGACCGCCTTGTCCACACGGCTGAAGCCCTGGACAAGGTGGCCAGATCAAGTGATGGAGGGGCGGCGCTGGACAAGTATCTGCGTGATATCTTCTCCGGCGAGGATGTCAGCACGCAAGAGCTGGCTCTGCGTGAAAGCATCAAGAACCGCATCACGCAACTGGGCATGATAGCAGCCCCGTCAGCGTAGGACGATGAACAGCACAGAGCAACTGATTGGATTACTAAAAGAGTCTGCCCAGCGGATCCAGGCGCTGGACGATGCTCTTCAAAAATTAGCAAGGGCCGTGGAGATCGTGGAACCGCTATCCAACCGCGGCCTACTAGGCGACATACAGGGCGCTACGCTCTACGACAAGGCGCTCTCTCTTACGAAGATGTCGAGTCGCGACTTTGATTTTTATGATAACTTGGCCCGCAAGGGCCTGTCGGCCTATCAGGGCTTTGGGAGTGTGGGCAAGGCGCCCGCAACCTCCGGCGGAGATCCCGCCGCTCTCGTAGACCGAGCAGTTTTCTCGCACAGGCTTTAAGGAGGTAGACTCAGATGGTAAAGCCTAAGACTTTTATGAGCCAGTTGATGAATCTTTCCATTCCCATCGCCACGACTACCGATGAGTTCCTCAGTGGTGAGTTTATCCACTGGGGCGCCGACAACAAGGCGGCTAAGATGGGCACGGTGGGGTCTGGAGAGACTCCGGTCTGCCGTTGCGTGTTCCATGACACGCTAGGCCGGACGGACCGCTTCGGCACCGACAAGGTTACCATCCTGGATGGTGAGTACCTTGCCGAGATCGACGCGTACGATACCTCGGGTGGCGACTTCGGTAATGGCGATTGGCTGACCGTGAAGAACTGCACGATCACCTATTACGCCGACGGCAAGTCGTATACCGGTGGTTTCCTCTCCCCCGCCACAACGGGTGATGTGGTCTGGGCTCAGTGCATAGTTCCGCCCGGTGGTCTCCAGCGCGGCTTGAACTATATGCTGGTCAAGATCGTTAGCCCGTTTGTCCTATAACCGTAAGTTGGAGGTGAAACGTAATGGCTGATAAGTTCAACTCCGGTGCGATGGGAGCCGAGTACAACGCTCGCTTCTTGGAGGCTCTCCAGGATGAGGGTACGCGTAGGAAGCTCTCTATGGCGATGGGTCAGTATACCCGTAAGAAGGTATACGAGGGCTTGATGATGGAGAACATCATCCCCTCCGAGACCGTCACCCCCGCCGACCTGGTTCCCACCATGGTCGGAGATGCTCTCTACAAGATCGACGAGCTCGAGCCTGAGGCCACCGCTCTAGAAGTCAACTGGGATGGCAATCCCACCGGTGAGTACTTCGAGGGCGAGCGCTTCATCACTCCTATCTGGACTGTTACTAGCGAGCGGCTCCAGAAGAGTGAGGATGAGCTTTTGGCAATCAGGTATCCTGCCCGCGAGGTGCTCACGGATATCGCCTCTAAGGAGATCATCCGCAAGCAGGACGAGCATTTCTTCGGCCGGCTCTGCGAGGCTGCTGTCGCTCACAGCGGCAAATCCATCACGTCGCCCGATAACATCCTAACAATGGATGCGCTATCGGCCCTGCAGAACGAGATCGACGGTAACGAGCTCAACTGCACCAAGATCGTGATGAACCGCGTTGACTTTAACAACCTGAAGCGGCTTGCGGGACCTGAGGCTGACACCCTGTCGGCTGAGATCCTGACCAAGGGCTTCGTTAGCACGACTTACGGTGGCTTGCCATTCCTGGTCACCATCAAGAACACCGCCGTCGCCCCCGGCACGGTTTGGGCGTTCACTGACCCCGAGTTCCTCGGCACTCACTACGTGCTGCAGGATACCAAGTTCGAGGTTAAGAGCGAGTTCAGGATGGTTGAGTTCCAGGGTTGGCGTAAGTACGGCACCACGATCTCTAACGTCAATTCCGTTGCCAAGCTCACCCTGGGCGTGGCATCCTAACGAGGGAGTTAACTCATGAAGGCGCAACCCAGTGTGTCCCGTCCAGTTGATACGGTTAGTGGCTATATAGAGCATCTAGGTGGTGATGGCACCCCTAAGTGTTCTATCAACGATCCCATGAACAGGATGCGCTTTTGGACCCTTGGGGCTGGACAGCGGACTCCCGTTATCCAAATCCCCAAAGAGCACAGCCTGTTGGCGTGGATTGCCACTAAGGACTATCTGCGGTTTGTCGCCACGAGCACGATGGGGTCGACGGGGAAGGCGGATCCACTTCCCCGTCATCCTAAGCCTAAGCCGCCCCTAGCCGACGGACCCGTAGCTAGCCATGACGGTCCGTTGCCTGATCGCACCCCGAAGCAAATGACTGAGGCCGTTGTCCCGGCTGGAGATAGCACTCAAGAGGTGGAGCCGGAGGTCGCCCCACGCCGGCCTGAGCTTTCTCCCCGGGAGCTGCTAGAGGGCAGGTCGCCTGAGCCTGAGGTGGAGCCCGAGGTACAAGAAGAGGAACCAGCATCAGAGCCTACTCTCATGGAGCGCCTTGAAGCCCTAGACTATAAGTCCCTCAAGGCGTTGGCCGATAAGTACGAGATTGAGTATACCGGGCGCAGCGCTAAGGCAATCGTCAATGCGATATTGCTTTACGCGGAGTCGTTGCCCGAGGGCACGCAGCTAGAATTCTAATCATGAGTGGAGGCAGCCGCGGTGGCGAATCATTCCAGAGCAGACTACATAGGATATCTGCGCGACTTCTTGAGGGACCATCCGGCGTTCAATCGGCTGCTGAATTACACTGACGAAGAATCGGGAGAGCGCCAGCTAGGTCTAGCCCTAGATCTGGCGCTTGACCATTTCAACACGCGAGTTTTGCCAATTGGCACGACTTATGGATTCGCTAATTTCCCCAGCGCATCCATCCTAATAGAGCTTGCCGCGATGTACGTCCTGGAGATGGTCGGTATACTCAAGGCGCGCAATTCATTGCAGTATTCAGACGCCGGGTTGACCATCAGCGATACCGAGAAATCCTCCGAGTATCGCGCCTGGGCTATGACCTTCAGGCAGGGCGCGCTACAAGAAGCGGCTAACATGAAGAAAGCGGCAAACATAGCCAGCGTACTGGAGGGCGGCAGTGGGCTACATAGCAGCTACTACAACCTATAATGGGCGCGTTAAGCTAACGGAGCCCAATTCGCTAGTGCCTGAGAAAAAGAAGTTTCCCGAGTGGCTGCCCTGGCTTGTATTGGGAGGCCTGACCCTGGGCGGAGGAGCGGCTGCTGTTAATTCCTATAATAATTACGTCAAGTCGATCACGCGCCATTATCGCAATCGCAACATAGCGGCATCACTGCTAGCCCTGCTAGGCGTAGGTGGAGTCGCGGCGGCTATCGGCGGGGTTGGCAAGACGCCCCCAAATCGCGACAGCCTATCTGACATGCCTCCGGAGCTAGAGTCGGCGGCTCAAACCGGTTCATAGTGGTTGAATTCACCAATGTGCGTGTCCATGCGTTTCACCCGCGGTACATGACGGTATCGTGGGAGATTGCCAATATCCCCGGCGGGACTGATTATACAATCGACATAGAGCGCTCAGAGACACCTGATGGGCCATGGACGCTAATTGCTCAAGGGCTAGTCGATAGGGAGTTCTATCACGATTGGGACGCCAATCAGTACAACCTCCGCAGACGGCATTTCTACAGGGTGACTTATAGGGACGGTAGCGGAGCACCGGTGGTGTCTCCAGCCGTGACTAACCTTAACACTCCAGATGCTATTGCCTATGACATCATTCGCCGCGAGCAGCTAGCCCTCAACGTGCTTTCAGGCAGGCCGGGGTTTTTCCTAATAGAGCGCACGTGGGGAGCTCCGTGTACGTTTTGCTATGATAGCGTAGCGCAAAAAACTAGCGTATCTGACTGTCCTTATTGCTACGGCACGCGCTATGCTGGTGGATATTTCGAGCCCATCTTCGGATATGTCTCTCAGCAGGGTTTGTCCAACCTTAATCAGCAAGCTACGCCCATCATGGAAATGCAACAGGTGACCAAGCAGTTCTGGACTAGCAATTCGCCGCTGCTAAAAGTGCGAGATGTGTTTGTTGATGCTGAAAACAACCGCTGGCGCGTCATGGCGATCTCTCATACGGAAAAGCTAGGCGCGTTTATGCGTCAGATCATGTCAATGAGCGAAGTGCCTAAGGGGCATATCATTTACGACATCCCCGTGCCTAATCTATATGACTTCCACCCGGTGAGGGATTATCACATATGGGAGACCACCCCATTCCTCGAGCCATAGTATTATGGGATCCTGGCCGTGTCATCTATACTAACCATGGAGTCATAGAATGGAGCGGCCGGCATGAAAAGTCCCGTAGACATCGACAACGACATTCTCGCTTTCCTGCAATCGTTTTTCTCGACTCCGAGGACGGTGATTGTGGGACAGGCGCACCGGACGCTGCAGTGGAATCCCAATCCCAAAACGACGGATCTGCTGATCAGGGCTAAAGACATCGCCAATGCCGAGACGCTAGACGGCAATAAAATCTCCATCATCATTGATCGCGGCAACTCGCGCTTGCTGTATTCAAGCCTAAAGAGCAGAATGGCGCGTGATATCCCTCGAAATAGCGAGACCTTTCTGGAGCTCATCACCGTTCCTTATGCGCTGCACTGCCTATCTTCTAACGACTACGAGGCCAGCCTAGTCGCGGGCATCGTTGCCAACGCCATTTGGATGCATCACGACACCTTTAAGCCATTGGGATATCATCGTGTGAGAGTTGACGGAATTGGTGGGCCGACTATACTTATCAACGAGAAGAGTAGTGTTAACCTGTATGACGTGCCAGTGTCGCTTCACATCTTCTACAACACGCATTACAGGATTAGCCACAATACCGAGGAAGTAATGGGCTATAACACGCCGATTATAAAAGAGATAGCAACGGAGGGCTAGCATGGCTGCATATCGCGAACCCGGGGTAAATGTTACTATACAGGAAGACCGCCCCTCTCCAATTCCGGAGGCGCGCAAGCTCCCTGCTGCGGTAGTGGGGCCTGGTTTTCAGGTAGAGGAAGCGCTATGGGCGGGTACGTATGATACGACCAGCTGCGATCTGCCCTATCCCAATCTAATGTCTGGCGCTAGCGTTGTGACTAATAGCGTGAAGGTCACGATCGCCAACTCGGCCGATGATGTCAGTTACAGCATCCTGCCGGAGTTTTACACCGCTGGAAACGACGGGGTAACGCTGGATGCCGGCGTGTATCACGTACTTTCTTCGGGCAATGCAGGGGCCTTGATCAATGGCGAGGTGGAGTTCTACGACATCGACACGTGGTCCAGCGCGATCAACTACCTGTCGACGGATATACTACAAATCCTCAGCGGGCCTTCCGCGGGGCCGTATGCTATTGCCGGCTTTGACGCCGCTACACGCAGGCTAATCCTTCAGGATGCCTGGTCTGGGACAACTGGGACAACCTTTGAGTGGGAGATTAGGCGCCCACTTTCGGGTGGAGTGCGGCTCTCCTATCACGCCCTACGCACTGATCACGTGCGTGCGCGTGCGCAGTTCTTGACCACTGACGAGGTTGTTGCCGCTGCTGGTGGCAAGCAGGCGATCATCCCCGAAAACCCGCTCTTCTACGGTGCCTTTATCGCCGCATCGCAGAGAGCTCCCGTATGGGTGGTGGGGGTGGAGGATGCTGATGGCGCCTTCAATCCCTCGCTGGCTAATACGGCTGCTTGGTTGGACGCATTGGAGTACTGCCAGCAATTCACCGATATGTACTCCTTCGCCATTCTGACGCAGAATGACACTGTAATCACATACGCCCAGACGTTTGTCGACTGGATGTCTCTACCGGAAAACCGCTGTGAGTGTATCGCGGGAGCTTGCCCGGCGCGCACCACACTCGAGGAGGCTATCCCATCGACTACCGGCGGCCGCTTCAGCGCTGATGGCACGACCTTCACCCACTCCGGTGGATACAACTTCATCTCCTATGGATGCGAGCCCATGGGTTACATCGAGGCTACGCTGGGAGACACTACGGTAAAAGTCAGGGTGCGCAAGGTTGAGGCTAGCGTAATGCAGGTTTTCGACGCTGACGACGTGCCAACCTCAATGCGCAGCCCGGCGACTGTTTCGTGGCGCTATGTTAATAAGTACTTCACCAACACCGAAGAGGCACAGTACTATGCCGCATACGGCGAGAGCTTCCAGGACAAGAGGATGCGTCTCTTCTGGCCCGACAAAATCGGAGCTCTCGTCAATGGCGTAGAAGTATCCATGCCTGGGTACTACTGGTGGTGCGAGAGGTTTGGCAGGCTAGCCGCTTTGCGCAATCCTGCAACCCCCTTCACGCGGACTAAGTCTAGCTTCTTCACTCGCGTCTTCATGCCGTTCCGCGGACGCACGCTGCTTAATATCATAGCAGGTGGCGGCTGGGAGCTCGGCGTGCAGGATTCCGTCAGCTTGCCTCCGTATTGCAGGCATCAGCTGACAACTGACATGACCCATCCGGCGCGTGCTGAGCAGAACGTGGTTCACTCGATAGATCACTGCGCTAAGTATATCCGCGAGGTGCTTGATAAGAACGTTGGCTCGCTAGGCAGCAGCGCCTTGCTGACCAATCTTAAGAGCATCTTGAGCGGCGTGGGGATTTATCTAGTGAATAAGATCCAGAGTCTGGCTAGCTTCAAGACTCTTAAGCTAGATTATAGCGAGCTTGATCCGCGGCTATGGGATGTCAATGTGCGCGCTGGCGCTCGTTATCCAGTCAATAACCTAGACGTTATCCTAATGGTGTCGTAGGGAGGCTCATATGGTTCTGCTTAAAGATTGGAACCAGCATGTATCGTCTATCGATCAACTTGATCCAGGCGAAAACATTGGGAAATTCATAGAGGGCGAGACCATTGCCTTGGCTGCGGGTCCTCCGGTATTTGACCCCAACAACCTTGACAGTGTTTCGGTAATGCACCTAGTCGGCCTATGTCAAAGCATCGGAGTCACGCAGGGGCAGCAGACTCAGCGCGTTTTCGAGCTAGGCTCTAGGCGCTCGTTTATCGTCCCCGGGCGTTCTGCGGGTAGTCTAGTTATCTCTAAGCTATGGATTAACGGCCACTCCCTCCTGGGCTCGCTCTACCGCGCGGTAAGCGATGCTGCAACGGAAGAGGCGCTTTATCGCAAGCCGGGCTATAACTACAAGTATACCAACCTGCAGTCCGAACTGTTCCACCGCCCAGTCGGTATCCTCATCATGGTGCATGACCAGAATGACGACATGGTTTCCGCGTCGTTCTACGAGTGCTGCTACATATCGTCTAGCAATTGGGGCACCTCTGCTGCAGGCCTTACGGTAGCCTCTAACGTGCGTGTTGAGTATGAAGAGGAATACCCGATCGACCCCGGCACAATCGAAACGGAAGTCTAACGAAGGAGAAATATGGGCTACATCTACCAAACGCTGACCAAGCAGGCGGCGATGGACTTTCCTGGGTACTACTGGTGGGGCGAGAGGTTTGGCAGGCTAGCCGCTTTGCGCAATCCTGCAACCCCGCGGGGCAGAATTCTTAACGAGACCTCCCACCACAGTCCAGCTTCCCTTCAAAATTATTTAACCCGTCTGCTCTCCTCGGCCAATGCTGGACAAGCCAATATATACGAGTACGTGAAAGGTTTGCGCAATAGGGTAGGGGAGGCGGGCTCCCTCGCAAGAATGTATCAAGATCCGCGGAAGCCAAGGAATTGGATACGGCATCTCCCGACAAGCGGCAGGGGTTTTTGGTCTTACTGAAGAGGCCCCGAATCATGGAAGGATAATAATAGCCGCATGGGCTACATAGCACAATCGATGCAGAAACAGGCCATCACGCTTAATATTAGGCAGACTGAGGGCCTGCGGCGCAACCCCGAGATTGGCAAGTACCTGTCTGATATTCTTAAGGCTACCAGGACGCGCGGCAAGGGGCATGACCTTAAGAGGCTGCTTTCCCTGACCCCCGGAGCTGCTCTTGGGGTAGCCGCCGGATCGGGAGCAACCATTCCCACCGCTGCGGTGGCAACAGCTCTAGGGCTGGCGTTGGGGATCAAGTTTGGGCTGCCGGCTATCCAGGACGCCATATTGCGCAAGAAGCTTAAGAAGGAGCTAGGGGCTGATAAGGGCGAGGAGGTAGGCAATCTATCTCAGCGTGTATACAACAAGAGCACCGGGACGCTGACGCGTGGTGGGGCCATGTTAGACGCCGGAGTGCTCCCATCTTTCCTGGGCAACGTTGGCAGGGCGTCTCGTCAGGAGGATGCTGCCATTCTGCTTTTGGATCGCGTGGAGCGCATGCTGGCAGACCCAGCACAACACGTGGGGCCGTATTCAGTGAGACACTGATCAAGCCATAGATAGCATGCCCCCCAAGCCTCTTGCTCGAGATAGCAATGCTCAATTTGGGGGGCTTTCGCTAGGGGAAGAGAGGGGCGCCAAGCAGCGCCCCTCGCATATCATGGCGGTATTGGTTATGGCTTATATTGCGGCAGCACAGTCCGCATGCCCATGTGGAACATCATGCCATAGACTATCAAGCTAATTAGCACTAGGTCTCCCGCAACGAGATACAGCATGAGGTACAACCACTGCCCGCCTAGCGCGTAATGGATCAACGATACGCCGGCCACGCCAACAATCGCCACGAAAACAGTACATGCAACTAGCGCTACAAGTGCGCTTAGTGCCATGGCGGGCCACTTAGGGTTCTTTGACATAAGGCTCCTCATCCTCCCATATCATATTGCGCCATTCGGCGTCTATGTAGCCGTGTTCCTGGAGCTCGTCCAGCATGGATTCGTAATTATCAATCACAAGCGCGCGCCAACCCATAGACTCCAGGGCGGTCAGCCACGCTGTCTGCTCTTCCGACGCCTTGCCGCCGGGGCGTTTTAGCTCTACGCATATAGGCTTGAGTTGTTTGCCTTCTATGCCAAAAATAAAAAGATCGGGTGCCGCTTTGCTTGTCCCAAACGCGCGCATAGTCATCGCAATGCGTGGAGTACGCAATGCTTCATTGGGCGGGTGATAGAAGAGTATTCCTTCTATTCTATTCAGAGTACGCACTATGCGCATATGCAAGCGCCCCTCTGCGTAATTCCGCCTAGAATGGGCAGCCATCTTCCTCATCCTCTTCTTCATCGCATCCGCCCCAATAAGCGGGATCATCACGCTCGGGGAGGGAGTTATTGTCGTCCCATACGTGGGTGGGGAGGGCTACTGCCATAAACTCAAAGCCAGAACGCAGTGCGGCTATGGCACACGCTGCGCAGAGCTTATGATGTGGGTCGATCTTGACGCTAATCGTCAACTCGCCATCCACAGAGCCCCATGGCGTTTGATTCTGCGTATTGAAAGCATCCGTCGTGGGATTGAGGGCTAGATCTTCGTCCGTAATGTCGGCTCCACACGCTGCGCACCTATACCTATCCATGATTAACTCCTTAGCGCTTCAGGGGTTTCAATCGACTGTATCGAGCCGAGCCTGCCGTTGCGATATACGGCATAATCGAATGGCGCGCATACATAAGGGTCAAGGTCTATGCACGTATTAAGCGTGGCGATAAGTTGCTCAACGGGATCGGAGGTAAAGTGCTGTGCGGTTTTGATTGAGGGGTAAACGATGCGCTCGGAGGACCCAATAGCCCCACAGTCGCCCATATCCATGATGGAGCGCTTGTTGCATACGTTATAGATCCCGCCATTGTAGACAATCAGCATTGACCCCATGATCATGGGCCACTCTGCGGTTAGATCGCCTTCAGCCTCGCCATTCATCCCGTAGTTGAGCTCGCGGTGTGTGGCCAATAGATCTGGCAGGAATTTAGTCGCCAAGCGGGCCTCAAATTCGTCCCGAGAGTCGTTGTCGTCTTCCGCGCGATCGAAGCTCCAGTTTTTAGAGCGCAAGATGGTGTTGATCACGATAGTCCCGGCGGCCATTGCGACAACGTCCGCACCGTTACGCTCTCCCAGCGGAATTATTTTGGGCAATGCGCTCTTGAAGCGATATCCAACGCCTTCATCGGTTATCATGCGGTCGGTCAGTAGATGCACATCTTCACCGTGTCTAAAGGCCATGCACAGAGTCGCCATCGTCTAGCCTCCTTAGGTGTACTAAAAGATAGTGCATAGCGCAGAGCGTGTCAAGTGTAAAAAGAGGGGGCGCCAACCCCCTCTTTCTCACAGACTAGTACAGGGGGCCGTACTCCCCCGTAATCACTCCGTACCAGTCTGTGAGGGCCAGGGCCAGGAACAAGATGGTCCCGACCCAGATGATTGCGCCCCGTATGATCCGCCACTTGACGGACCCCAGGGCGCGGATTTCGAGATCGTCCCACCACTTCATAGACGACCTCCTTTCCTCGCTTCATCTATAACGTATTGCAATGCCCCGATGGGTGTTTTCTTGTTTAACTTGAGCTCGCGCCTCATTGTAGCCTCCTTCGTCTGATTGAGTTGAAGTTTTCCGGCCGCGTGGCCATGATCTCCTCAATGCGCGAGAGTGGTATCGGTTGCGGAGAGTATGCATCTACTATCTTGCCCTCACGCGCGGCGTAATCGTTCAGGCCGCCATGGCTGTGACCATGTATATGCCATGATCCGTAATGCGATAGCGGCCACACCTTGTGACAGTGATGTGCCACGAAGATGTGGGTGTTTATTGCCTTATGATACAGCATGAAGGTGTCGCAGATCGCGCCGAAGCGGTCGCGGCACTGCAGCGCGGTTTCATCATGCGATCCCTCGGCGAGTAGTATTGTCCCATTGAGCCGCTCGAGGATCTCTCTCAATCGCCGAGTGGTGCAATGCAGGGATACGTCTCCGGCATGCATCACGACGCCGTCGGGGGGCACTACTTCATTCCACGCGCGGATCATATTCTCCGTGCGTCCGAGTATTGCCGCCGCTGAATAGTCCATCCCGGCGCGTCTCAGCACGCCGGGATCCTCGAAATGAGTGTCAGCTATGAAGAACCACGGCCCATCTATACGTCGTTTGATCATAGCACTCCTTTGTCGTCATGCTTTAGCTGACGATAATAGTCGCATCCGTCGCATTTTTCGCCATCCAGTATTTGAAATGCAGCGCACGGATCGCAATTGGGATATGCATCGTAATGCAGCCCCGTACGCGGACAGATGCGATCATCTGGCCCATCAGGCGGCTGAAACTTATGCTTCGGCGGGTTGCGTCTCACGCTCTACCTCCTCAATGTTACTTACAATGGGGACGCTTCGGTGGCATCGAGATCGTCTCCCGTATCGTCAAGCCGGAAGAACGCTGGCTCGCTGCCTAGCTCGGTGAGCTTGTTGGCGGCTTGAACGCCGTTGATCAGAACGGGTGCCCTGAAGACTTCTTTCACCACGTATCCCCTATCCTGAGACTCGCGATAGATCTCGTCTATCGCCATGTCGTGCGGAATGGGCTCCCCTGATAACACCCTAAATCCAATCAGGGTTTCGTAGAACTTGCGCTCGCTGGCCATTACGCCTCCTTGTTGTGGTGGGCCGCAGGGGAATCGAACCCCCGACCACCGGATTAAAAGTCCGGTGCTCTGCCGACTGAGCTAGCGGCCCATGGTGCCCGGAGGGGGACTTGAACCCCCACGGTATTTCTACCAGCGGATTTTAAATCCACCGCGTTTGCCATTTCGCCATCCGGGCGATTGTTGCTGGTGCCGGAGGAGGGAGTCGAACCCTCACGCCCTTTCGGACAGTGGATTTTGAGTCCACCGCGTCTGCCATTCCGCCACTCCGGCTCTTATGCTGGATCCACGAATGTAACATACTCGTCGATATTAAGGCCCTTAACAAGTTCCTCGAAACCCACGCCGTGCGGCAGCTCTACCTGCTCGCCGGTTTCTTTAAGGTTGTCAATATCAATCACGCAAACGCGCGTCGCCCCGGGCTGGCTCTCAAAAACCTCCGCCACGCCACCCAGCACGTGTACCAGGACGATAGGCTTATCGTTGTGTCCCATGATGCCCCCTTAAATTAGCGTTCCGTCCACGATGTTTATAACGCAATATCGGTATTGTTGGGCCGGTTGTCCGTGCCTGCCTTGCGCAGGGTGTATGCGGCCAATACCATACAATGCCATGCCGCGGATATCACGTGCAGGGAACGGCTTTCGGGATCTACGTCTTCTCCACGCCAAAACTCGTTCAGGTGCCTCAGCGCGGCATCGTAGGATAGGGACCATTTATACCCCTTCTCCCAATTGCGCTCTTCGTATTTGGGCCCGATATCGGCTCCATTGCCGCCGCACTTGCCGTAATGCTCCGCCAACTCCCACAGTGCATCTGCTGGGATAAGATCGAAGCGCGCCAGCTTGGTGCCCTTAGCCGCACCAGTGACGGGATCAACTATCATGCGTTCGTCAGACACACC